CCCCTGATCAGAAGAGCGGGCGTCACCTTGTACGCTACGATCGCCGCGCCGGTGCGTTGCCGGTGCCCGCCTCGAAGTTCCGGAGCTGGTGTTCGGGGCGGGCTTCTTCTCACCCGGTAGGATGACCCGGCTGGGATGGTCTCAGCACCCGCTGGGGCGCGGCTACCCTAGCCCACCGTGCCGGGCAACCTTCGGGGCGCGGTCGTTGCCCCCGCGGGAACCTTTCAGCGGTAGAGGTCCTGGGCTTTGACCCAGATGCCGTCGACCATCCGCCCGCGGCGGTCCTTGATCTGGTCGTAGGAGTCCTCGACGCAGTCCTCGACGGCCACGCCGACCTGCTCGGCCAGGATCGTCAGGACCACGACGCAGTCCCCGATCGCGTCCTCAATCTCGAGCTGCTGATGCCTGACCAGCGCGGCCGCGAGCTCGCCGACCTCTTCGATGAGCTTGGCCAGCTGCTGCACCGCCGTGGATTGCTCGACGATGTCCCGCTCGTGGGCCCACCGCCGGATGCGATGGAAGACGGTTCCAAGGTCCTCAAGGTCGTCTTGCGTGGTCATGCGTCAGATGTCGTCGTCGGCCGGGCCGGCGGGATCATCTGCGGTCAGCCCAAACTCGTCACGCAGGAACCGCTCCAAGACCTCGTTGATCAGGACTTCCGTCGTGTCGGACACCTGCTCGACCAGGCGCTCGCGGAGCTGCTCGCGGTCCTGGACGGACTCCTCGCGACCGATGGCACGCAACAGCCGGTCGCGGAACTCGATCAGATCCACGAACAGCGCCCCAAAGTCGTTCTGGGTCCGCTCGCCCATCACTCCACCCGGATCGGAGCCATGAGCGTCCGCCCGTAGTCCTTGTCGATCAGGAAGAAGGCCTGCTGCGGGTGCTCGAACCTGGCCTTGACGCTCAGAGCGTAGGCGCTGTAGCCGATCAGGCTGCCGTTGACGACGAAGTCTGGCCCGAAGAGCAGCTGGTGCCAGTGCCCGCAGATCGTGAAGTCGCAGTCTCGAAAGTGGGCCCAGGAGTCGATGGCCTTCCGCATCGGGATGGACAGCCCGCCGACGCCGCCCTGGTAGCGGATGTCGTCCCCGTGGTGGAACCGCAGCACGCGGCCGTGGACGTCCAGGTAGAGGTGGGCCCCGTCCGAGATCAGCACCTCGACCCGCTTGTCGTTCGCGTAGAGCTTGCCGAGGACCTGATACATGAGCCACTCGAACGAGTTCCGCGCCGCGGTCGACACCTTCCGCTGCTTGCCGGTCCGGCCGTGGTTGCCGTAGCAGCAGGGCACGATCAGCCGGCGGAGCTTGCCGCGCTCGAGCAGGAAGTCGATCCCGGACGTGATCAGCTCGAGGGCGAACAGCACCTCCTCGGTCGGCGACAAGGAGTTCGATTCCTCGAGCTCCTCGTGGATGTATCCCGTGATGATGTCCCCGAGGACGGCGAACACCGCCGTGTCGATCTTGACCCCGGACCTGGCCAGCTGGATCAGCCGGACGGAGCTCTGGAAGAACCGCGTCGCCCGCTTCTTCGCCACGCTTGGGTCGTAGCTGTTCCGGCCAGCCACCGTCCGCGGGTCCACCGTCTCGCCGACGTGCCAGTCACTGGCCACGATGATCGGGATCGCCGAGTTCGCGCGGGCAGGCCTGACCGGGATCGGCTGCCGCGTGGGCGCCTTCTGGATGCTCAGGGCGAAGTCGAGGGCCTGCTCGGCCTGGTCGGCCCGCTCCCGCTCGATGTCGAGCATCCGCAGGAGCTGACGGACCTCTTCCCGCGCGGCTCGCTCGGCCTTCTCCTTCTCCAGCCTGAGCTTGTCTTGCTCGGCCTGGCGGAGGAAGTCGTCAGCCGAGCTTCCGGTAGTCATCGGCGTGGTTTGCCTTGAGGTGCTCGAGGACCCCGCGGAGGCTGTATTGCGTGCTCAGGACGCCGACCAGGTAGTCCTCGTAGAACTGCCGGAACGTGATCGACGACGTCCTGGCCAGGCGGGCTTGCAGCCACTGGACGGCCGCCTCGTAGGTCTCTGGCTCGACCTTCGCGAGACCACGGGCTCGGCTTCGCGGCGTCGCGTTGCTGAGGTAGTCCTTCGCGGTTCGTTTGGCGGCCATCCGATTCCCTTCCGCCGCATCTTAGCGGAAATCGTGTCCACGTCGCGCCTGGGCTTGTCGGCCTCAGAACCGCTAGGCATGATCGCCTGCAACCAGGTCGAAGCGCATCGGCCACGCGTTGGGCTGACCCTCCCTAACCGTATTTGATCAGCCCCGCGGCGAGAATCGCGCCTAGGTCCGGCGCAGAACCCGCAGGTAGGTGTGTGACGACCTGGCCAAAGCAGGCCCAGACGGTTGGCGCCGTCGGGCCTGTTTGCTTTCACCCCAGGGCGTTCTGCGGGATGAACCACGCCGCCGGCCGACCGTTCGGCGCCCGCATCCAGATGTCCTGGCGAGCGTCCACCGAGTCGATGCACCCGACGATCCGGTAGCGGCCCAGCTGGCCGACGACCAGGCAGTAGCGGCCCTCGGGATCTTCCGGCCGCAGGATCAGACAGCCGTCCTCGAGCGTCGTATGGCGAACGTGCAGGACGCCGACGTCCGCGTCCCCGAACTTGTCGAGCTCGGGCTCGAAATACATCCCCGTCGCCTTCGCCACGGCCATCTCAGCCATGGCGCCCTCGATGTCGATGTCCCAGGTCCGCTTGGCCTGGCTGGGGCTCCGCATCGACTTCCGCGCGGCCGCGATCGTCCGCCGGCCGCCAGCCATGAGCGCCTGGACCATGGCCTCCACGCTGAGCGTGACGACCGTGCCAGGCGCTGGCTCAAACTGCCACCGCGGGCCCATCAGAACGGGATGTCGTCGTCCGAGATGTCGCGGGACCGATTCGGCTTCGGCGGCGGCGGGGCGTCAGTTCCGCGGCCCACCTCGGACGGCCGACCGTCCAGCATGATCAGGCAGCCGTTGAACGGCCGCACCGAGATGGAGGTCGTGTAGCGGTCCAGGCCCTGCTTGTCGGTCCACTTCCGTGTCTGGATCTGGCCCTCAACGTAGACCCGGCTGCCCTTGCCCAGGTAGCGGTCGACCAGGTCGACCAGGCTCGGGATCCAGAGCTCGATCGTGTGCCACTCGGTCCGCTCTTCGCGCTCGCCAGTTTGCTTGTTCTTCCACGACTCGCTCGTGGCCACGCGGAGCTGGGCCATCCGCCCGTTGCCCACGTCTCGGATGACCGGATCGGCCCCGAGGTGTCCCAGAATCTGCGCCTTGTTAATGTTCTTCATAACTCCGTATTTCCGATAAGAATCCGCAGCTCGCCACCCTGGCGAACTTCGCCCCGCCGAATGCGGAGGTCGTCGATCAGGCTGTCGTCCTCGATCGCCCCGCCGTGCACAAGGGCATCCAGCGCGGCCTTGCACAGATTGTCGAGATCCCTGCGTCTGCGGTCGGGCGGATAAGCGTCGATGGCAACGAACAGCCGCGCCGCGGGCATCGTCAGGCCCCGCCGCTGCATGATCGCTGACGTCTCGGCCCGGTAGGCCCGGCCCTTCTCCGAGATCAGCACCCGACCAGCCAGCGGCCCCTTGCTGAGACTCCGGTAGTAGGTGTTGAGCGACGGCGGCCAGGGCAGCACGAGGACGGCTTCCATGCCCGCACCGTAGCGCCAAGCCGCACGGATTCCATGCTGGAAACGTGCAGGGGCGTGCAGTAGCGTGCAGCAGGTGGCACGAGGCCACACACATCCCAGGAGGAACCTGATGCGCGAGACACTGATCCCGGCAAGCCACGAAGACTGGCTGGCCATGCGTCGCAAGGACATCACCAGCACCGAGACCGCGGCGCTGTTCGGCTTGTCGCCCTACGCCACGGCCTTTGAGGTCTGGCACCGCAAGAAGGACGACGAGGAACCCGCGTTCGAGGACACCGAGCGCATGGCCTGGGGCCGCCGCCTCGAGTCCGCCATCGCCGAGGGCGTGGCAGACGACCAGGGCTGGACGGTCGAGCCGTTCAAGTCCTACATGCGCGACCCCAAGCTGCGGCTCGGCTCGTCGTTCGACTACCGCATCGTCGACCCGGTCCGCGGCGACGGCATCCTTGAGATCAAGAACGTCGACAAGTTCGCCTACGGCCGCTCGTGGATCGACGACGGCAGCGGCGAGATCGAGGCGCCCGAGCACATCGAGCTCCAGGTCCAGCACCAGATGGAGGTCGCCGAGCTCGACTACGCCTACATCGCAGCGCTGGTCGGGGGCAACGAGATCAAGCTGATGCGCCGCGAGCGCGACCGCGTCATCGGCGCAGCCATCCGGGCCAAGGTCGCCGAGTTCTGGGCCAGCATCGAAGCCAACAAGCCGCCGGCGCCGGACTACGAGCGCGACTACGACCGGATCGTCCGGGCCAGCCTCGAACACATTGAGGACAAGACGATCGAAGCCGACGACAAGCTCGAGGCGCTGCTCGCCGAGCTGAAGGACATCCAAGACTTCCGGAAGACTACGGAAGCCAAGGAGAAGACCCTAAAGGCCCAGATCATCGAGGCCGCCGGCACGGCGTCACGCATTCGCGCGAGCTCCGGAACGCTGTCCTGCGGCTTCTCAAAGCCCAACCCAGGCAAGCTCGTCACCGCCGATATGGTCGGCACCTACATCGGCGCCCGCGCGGGCTTCCGCGTGTTCCGATTCACCCCGAAGAAGCTGGACCAGCGATGACAAACCAAGACGCACCACTATCGCCCAAGTGCAAGGCCGTTGAGCGTGCCAGAGAGAGATGGAAAGAATACGTGGAGGTCACCAAGGCATCGGAACTCATGAAGCAATACGGCCTGATGAAATGGGGCCGAACCGTCAAGCCCGGCAATCCATGGTGCTACTGGGATCACCACGTTGAGGCGATCGAGGCAAAGGACAAGATCATTCGTAATTTAGAAAAACACATCTCCGAGTTGGAGGAGTGCATTAAGCGATTTGTTGAGGCAACCAATGACTACTAACGCCGTATCCGTCATCGACTCTGTCCGCTCCACGCTGACCAAGATGCAGCCGGAGTTCGCCGCAGCCCTGCCGCCGCAGATCCCGGCCGAGAAGTTCATCCGGACCACGGTCACCGCGATCCAGATGCAGCCGGACCTGCTCCAGGCTGACCGCCGCTCCCTGCTGGGTGCGTGCATGAAGGCCGCCCAGGACGGCCTGCTGCCGGACGGCCGCGAGGCCGCGCTCGTCATCTTCAGAGGCAAGGGCGGCGCCCAGGTCCAATACATGCCGATGATCGGCGGGCTGCTTAAGAAGCTCCGCAACAGCGGCGAGCTGGCCAGCATCTCGGCCCACGTCGTCCACGAGCACGACCAGTTCGACTACATCCTCGGCGACGAGGAGCGCATCGAGCACAAGCCGTGCCTGTTCGGCGACCGCGGGCAGCCCATCGCCGTCTACGCGGTGGCCAAGACCAAGGACGGCGCGGTCTACCGCGAGGTCATGTCCGTCGAGGAGGTCGAGAAGGTCCGCAGCGTCAGCCGCGCGGGCAACTCGGGTCCCTGGGTCGCCTGGTGGGGCGAGATGGCCAAGAAGACGGTCATCCGGCGGCTCTGCAAGCGTCTCCCGTCGTCGGCGGACCTTGACCAGGTCATCGCCCACGACAACGAGAACTACGACCTCAGCCAGGCCACGCGGC